CCTACCAAGATGATTGATAATAGAAGCTATCAAAGCATTTTCCTGCTTCTGCGTTTTTTTCGTATTCAAAAACTTTTTCAAGAGTCTTTTTAGTATCTTCTAAATCTTGGTAATACCAATCGTCATATTCATCAGTTCCAAAGAAACAACCTTCAATATCAGTTGGTAAAAGCTCTTCTGCCTTCATTTCTCTGGCAACTGGTGTCTTTATATCAAGAATCGTAGTAATACGATCTAACAACTCTTGGAGCGTTTCTCTTGATACATAATGACGTTCGCAGTTATCATTCCCATCTTGAACTTCATCAACAAAAAACTTATGTATCGCATTAGCTTTTCTCCAAGTTATGATAGGAAAAACATACTGGAAATGATTATATTGATGAGCTATTGGAGCGTCTTCAAAACCAATAGCAGCAATAGCATCTTTTAGTTCAGGAGATTGTTCAATCTTTACCTCCTTACCTTCTCGCATATCAGCATATTGCTGTTCGGTAGGTCGTATATATGCTCTTGTAGAAAAAGAGCCTTCCAAGTACATATCTAAACCCATTAGTTGTTACCTCCTATTTTTTGTAAAAATTGAATAACTTCAGCAAGGTTATCTCCAAGCATTTTGATACCTTCACCCAAGTCTTTATTTAATTCAGATTGTTCTTTGTTAAGCTCTTGTTGGCTCGTTGCGTAGTTAACATTAGCTTCTGCTAATTGTCTAACAACATCTTCTAAAGTTGTTAATTTTTTATCAAAGACAGTTAGAGCTTGTAAAACTTTTTGAAAATCTCTATCCATTAGTTAATATCTCCTTGTAAATTTTTTCTTGTAAGAATTTTTGCTTTACAAAGATCAAACTCTTCTTGAGATATATGCACTTTGTTATAGTCTTGATCCACTGGAACGTGAATTGACATTTCTTCTAAACAGTAGGCTAAAACCTTGTAATCTGTTCCATTTAGAACTAGAAATTGATCTAGTTGCATATCGTCAGGATAAATACGTTTCATAAATTTAGGATAAGTGAACGCTTTCTAACAATAACATCATAATTATGTAATCGTCAACATTATTATGCTATATTTAATGATGTAGTAACAGTATCATTATGAGTCTAATTAAGTCTTACATACTTTCAATCGAAGAAATGGGTTATAACCCTTACAAGTTGAATGAATTATCCCCTGAAGAGTGGGATAACCTTTTAACTAAAGCCATGAAACAAGATTCTAAACTTTATGGAACATTAATTTGGACTAGGTGTAAATTGAAAGGAGAAAAATATTTTGAATCTCAAAACAAAAAAAAAGGGATTAATTAAAATCCCTCTGGTTTATTTTTAGCGACCCAATTAACAGTTTTTTTCTTGGGTCGGTTTTTTTTGACTTTACTGATAAATCTACCTTTGCCAAGTTTTACATTCTTAGCAAATTCAAAGTCAATGTAGTTGTGATGTTCAGTCATTTACTTAAATCCTTTTTTCTTAGTTTTGTAATACCTGAAGACTAGCTCGAAGCTATGGAGCATTTCATGTTGAAAGACGCATAACTGAGTTTCTAGTCTATGTTGCTCGTCCAATATATCCTCATATCTCTGAAGAAAATGAGATTTTAATTCAGAGATTTGGCATAATTTCCTTTGGATCGTACTTAGTTCTTCAAATAAATCTTTATCGTTAGAAATTACACGATCAGATAAATTTGACATTTCAGCCAAGTCTTTTTGAGCCTGAATCATTTCAGGGTCGGTTGCTTTGTATTCTTTCATAATGTATCAATGCAAGATATAGGATTTTTTATGCTTACTTGATATTCAATAAAGCATAAAGATTTTTTTGTAAAAGATTCAAGTTTTTGAATTAAATGCTTATGATTTTTAGCGTGCCATGCACGGCCAGTATCATATATATCTAATTCAGAGTTTTTGAATTTTACTCTGTTGAGAAAATAAAGAGTCATAATAAATAAAAAAAAAAGAGGAGCTATTGCTCCCCGATTACCATATCCGCAGCTTTACTAGCATTAGCTAGTGATTTGAAAAGGATTTTTGGGTCGCTTTTCAGCATTGGACACCAGCTTTCTAAATAAGCTGCGTGGTTCATAGTATCTAAATTAGAAATCTGTAATCTATTACAAATTAGATAAGCTCCTAATTCAGCAACTAATTCCTCATTCGCATAAGTCAAGTCTTTTCGATTAAGTCTTGATTTATGCTTTGTTGAATGAACTGCTTCATGAGCGAAAGTCGCAAGATAAGACTCATCATTCTTAAAGTTATATCTTTTTGGAATGACTATTTCATCACTTGACTCTCTGTAATAAGCTCTATCTCCACCTTTTACAAGAGTGTTGATCTGCTTTTCCCATTGGAATAATCTGTCATGGGCTTCTTTAACCCTGACATCTAATTCTCTGGGCTTGCTGGTTAAAACTGCATCATCAATTAGCTTTTCTAATTTTTTTGATGCTTCATCATCTAATCCACGAATATCCTGAACATTGAATACTGGAACGCATTTATAGCTCATGTATTGAGCTTTTTTTACTTCTCCATTTACATCAAGTTCTTTCGTTTCATATTCTCTTAAAAGTGGTTGTAAAATCCGAGCAGACTTTGAACCTTTTTTTGGTAGGCAGTTAATAGACTTGGCTTGCCCTGCTCCTATAAAGAGTGGTAAATGCCAGCCCCTAATAGAACTTTGTAAACAAAGAAGAGCAGGGTTAGAGCCTTTATACTCATGCCCTGATAAGACATTCCTGAAGCCGCCTTTAACAGTCCATTCTTTTCGCCATAATTTTGTATTGCCTGATTCAAGAGCCTGAATTAATTCATTCACTATTAGCTCTTCAGGTTTTACATAATCTTTTTTGGCATTTATTCGGCCATTCATAACAGTCATAATTTTTACAGGATAAATGAAATTTTTTAGAAAAAAAAAGGCACTTTTTACAGTGCCTTAAGATTTACTGCTCCATTGGTGAAGCAGTGAATTGAAAAAATTAAACAATCGAAAAAAGGATAAGTTTTATCCTCGATTCGATCCCAAATAAACCAATCGAAATTTTTTTGAAAAATTCCAAATTTTTTATTTGGTAATAAATCTAAAAGAGCATTTATTCGGGATTTTGTGGTGTTGGTTTGCCAGCCGCACGAATTGATCCAGATGCTCTTTGTTAAGTGATTGTATCGACCAATTAAGTTATCGTGTAAATAAATGTCGCTTATATCTTCGGGTAAATAGTAAATTACTTTACTATTTGAAGAAGTGAAACATTTTTTGTTTTCGATCGCTTCATTGATCTTTTTTTCAATTTTTCTCATTGGTCTAAAATTTCGGAATAAGTTTGAAGTCTGTTGTTTTGGATTTGATAAAGAGCATCAAATAAGATGCTCCCAAAATAAATCGAATAACCCAAAGAAAAGAAAACAACTAAAAATTTAATTGTGTTCATTTTTGTTAATCTCCATAGTTTCAAAATCGTAATCAATTCTTTTTTGGTATGGAGAGAGAATGTCGAAACATTCTCCCCATGAAATACCAGCGAAATAATAATCAAATTCGTTTTCGTTCATTAGAAAAAAGCTCCTAATAATTTACGCAAAAATGATCTCTTTTTTATTACTTTGAAACTTGCAGGAATAACAAGTTGTTGACTTTCAGATTTAGCAGGTTTTAAAACTGTAAATCTTGGAAGTTCAACAGACTTCATAACCTCAACCCTATGTGTGTATTTGGTGCGATTGTTTAGAACTTCACAAACCTTAAGAGCTTGCTTCTGATCGTTTCGTTCGCTTACCAAATTCCACTTTGGTTGAAAACCATTTTGATAATCTAACCCGTTATATTGGGTTATTGCATAGGCGTAAGCCATAATAAAAAATCCTTAGAATAAAGTGAAAAATAGATAAGAGGTTTGAGATACCTTTTATCTGTTCAGCTGGTGCAGTGCCTTGAAGTAAAGTTTGGAAGGAGTGAAGAAGAGCTACCGAAGTTAAGCCCTGCTCGATTCCCTTTTTGTCTCTGAGTACACCAGCTGAAGAGATAAAAGAAATTATCTCTGGTGCAGCTGCGTCCCAGCTGCTAGACCCAGACCCTTTTTCTTCTCCGTCCTCTGGTTGACGTATCTCCACAGTCTTCGATTTCGGGAATGTGGTTGAAGCTGATTGTTGGCCGCTTCTGACTTTCGCCTATGACCTTCCACGTAACGGGCTGCTAGGTGTTTGTTCTTCTGATCGAGAAGCTGACGAATGGATTCGATTGAATCTATAAATTAATTATAGCATACTGATAGCAAAAGCAACATCAAAAGTGATATTATTATGATTACTATTTCTTATCAATGGGGGGTGTAGTATTAAAAAAAATTATGTTATATACTGAGTCCCCCTACCTTAAATATATATTGCTAATCTTCGTTACTGATAAGTATGTACTACTTTGTTTCTACTTTTATAGATAGTTCAGGTGCTTGAATATTGACTGTCTCTACTGACTCTCCGATAACCTTGCCTAATGAATCCAGGATTTGTGCTGCTGTTTGTAATTGACCTTTTGAAACTGCTTTATTAAATAATCTCACTCTCATCGCTTGAAGTCTTGGAAGCATATTTTCTCTATCTTTCTCCCAATCTTCATTATTCCATTGCTTTACTCTGTTCCAATCGTTCCAGGCTGAAGTTTCTGCAATGCCTTCAATCTTTGCGTGTTCTAAAACTAACTGCCTTGTTGTCTTCCCTTCTAGTTGACGAGAATACAATCTTTGACTTCTAGCTTGAATATGCTCTTGAGTATTAGGAGCAAACTTAGCTCTTCTTTTTCTTTTTACTTGTTGTTCTTTATGGTCTGCTGGAATGAAACCAGACATAAAAGATTCAGCCACGGACTCAATCAAATAAGGTATTAATTGAATGATAACCTAGAAATTGTAATTTAGGCTATAACTAGGGGATATTAGTTGATTTTTTTGTTATTTTTTGTGTATGCAGCTAGAACAACACACGTTTTTAGAGCAATCTCGTTATTCTCATATGCCTAGAAGTCCAGAAATAAGTTTAAGATATGCCCAGGGACAGGTTTTTAACTGTGAAAAACGATTTCGTGTCCTCGTAGCTGGCAGAAGATTCGGAAAATCGTATTTATCCTGCATCGAACTACTTCGTGGAGCGATAAATCGACCAGGGGAGACATATTTTTACTGTGCACCGACATATCGGATGGCAAAAGATATTGCATGGAAAGAATTAAAGAGATTAGTTCCTCGATTATGGATAAAAAGCAAAAATGAAACAGATTTAAGGATTGAATTAATTAATGGATCGACAATCGAGTTAAAAGGAACAGAAAATGCAATGGCATTAAGGGGAAGAAGTCTTTCGGGGGTGGTATTAGATGAAGCAGCATTTATGGATCAGGGGGTGTGGTCAGAAGTTATAAGACCAGCTTTGGCAGATAAGCAGGGATGGGCGTTATTTATTAGTACACCTGATGGAACTGCCAGTTGGTTTTATGATATGTGGTGTTATTGCGGAGAAACCGAGCGAGATGATTGGCAAAGATGGAGTTTTACTACGATTGAAGGGGGTAATGTAAAAGAAGAAGAAGTTGAAGCAGCTAGGGGTCAATTAGATGCGAGGACATTTAGACAGGAATTTGAAGCTAGTTTTGAAAATCTTACTGGTTTAGTTGCCGTTAGCTTTAGTGATGAAAATATTGACAAGGAAGTGCAAGATTTACACATGATGCCTTTGTTGATTGGGTTAGATTTCAACGTAGATCCGATGGCAGGAGTTTGTGCAGTAAAGCATAACGATTGTCTTTATGTATTTGATGAGATTATGTTGACGGGTGGAGCTACAACTTGGGATTTTGCGGAAGAGGTTGTAAGGCGATATGGAGTAGATCGAAGGGTAATTGCTTGTCCTGACCCAACTGGTAGTGCAAGAAAAACCAGTGGAGTTGGTGTTACTGACCATACGATCTTGAGAAGGAATGGTTTTACTGTTATGAGTCCTAAATCACCCTGGAAAATTAGAGATAAGATAACTGCTGTTAATACTGCATTGCTGGATGCCGATGGAAACCAAAGAACATTTATTCATCCTCGATGTAAAGAATTGATAAAAGCACTTAGAACATTGACTTACGCTCCAAATACAGGGATGCCTAATAAACATTTAGGGGTTGACCACGCTTTTGATGCTTTTGGTTATCTTTGTCTACAACAATTTAATTTGGCAAAACCAGAGACATTAGGGCAAACTGCGTTTAGAATATACTAAGAACTACCTAATTCTTATCATGTATCACTCTACAACTAAGAAAAAGAAGAAGAAAAAGAAGGGAGGTAAGAAACGTGGCGAATGTTCCTGTAAATAAAGCGTTATACTCTAGGGTAAAAGCAGAAGCCAAGCGTAAATTCAAAGTTTACCCAAGTGCTTATGCTAATGCGTGGCTTGTACGAGAGTACAAAAAGCGTGGTGGTACTTACCGAGTGGAGAAAAAACGTGGCAAGAAGTAGTGGCGGTCTTACCCGTTGGTTTAAAGAAAACTGGGTTGATGTAAAAACTGGTAAACCTTGTGGTCGTTCTAAGGGTGAAAAACGAGGTTATCCAGCTTGTCGACCCAGTAAACGTGTATCAAGTAAGACACCTAAGACTGTCGGAGAGATGACCGCAGCCGAAAAAGCAAGATTTAAGCGTGAAAAAACAGGTAGTAAGAAGATAAATTATCAACATAGACGTAAAAAAACTACCAAAAAGAAAAAATGAGCAAATCTGCTGCCATGAGTCGATGTCAAGGGTACATTGCAACTGTCAAGAAAGGTAAGAAAAAGAAAACTAAGGCAAAAAAGAAGAAAAAATGAGTGTAAAATCTCATGTAAAGCGGTAACATAGAGTTATCTAGGAAAAATCATGCCTAAAAAGTCCTATTCTGCAAAACAAAGGAAATTAGCTGCTGTCGCACCTCCTAGAGATAAGATCACTGCTGCTGATCTTAAAAAATTACGTTCAAAGAAGGCGAGGAAGAAAAAATGAAAATAAAAAAAGAACTTACAACTAGGCAAAAAACGGCTTTAGCAAATCACAAGAAGAAAGGAACTCATACTGCAAAACATATGAAAATAATGGAACAGGAGATGTTGAAAGGCAAAACATTTATGGAAGCACATAAAATAGCTATGAGGAAAAAAGGAAAATAATGCCAAGAAAAAAAGGAGTTAGTTTATCTATAGGAAGAGGTGAAAAGTCTAAAAAGGGAGGACTGACAGCAAAAGGTCGTGCGAAATACAATCGTGCCACAGGAAGTAATTTACAAGCACCTGTAACTGAAAAAAATCCTACTGGTAAAAGAGCAGCTAGAAGAAAATCTTTTTGTGCAAGGATGAAGGGTATGCCTGGGCCATTAAAAGATAAGAAAGGCCGACCTACAAGAAAAGCGTTAGCATTAAAACGATGGAGGTGTTGAAATGACTTATGCAATTCCTGGTGATATTAGAACCAATATCGTTTCATCTACTTCTGTAGGTGGCATAGATAGTCCTTTTACTAGAACTAGAGCAGTTTTAGATATGATGAAAGGATGGGAAATAATGAAAGCTGTTACTGAAGGTACTGAATATTTAAGAGAAAACAGTGAAGCATTTTTACCTTTAGAACCAAGAGAAGATTACGATGCTTACCTTGCAAGAGTAAATAGAGCAGTATTTAGTCCTTTTACTCAAAGATTGATAAGAGCAGCTACAGGTTTAGTCCTTAGAAAACCAATAACTTTAACTGGAGATCCTTATTGGACAGAAATGTTTAAGATGGATGTTGATGGTTGTGGTTCGGATTTAGATGAATATGCAAGAAGAATATTGATGTGTTCTCTTACATATGGTCAAAGTCATGTTCTTGTAGATTATCCTGCTCCATCAGGTGCATTAAGTTTGGCAGAAGAAAGACAACAAAATCGTAGACCTTATTGGATTGAAGTAGATCCTAATAATTTATATGGTTGGAGATTAGATAGAGAATCAAATTATGGGAATCTTATACAAGCTCGAATTGCAGAAAAGGCTGTATTGCCTGATGGAGATTTTGGTGAAAAAGTTTATGACCAGATAAGAGTAATAGAACCTGGTCGGTACAGAGTTTTTCGTAAGAAAGAACAAATTGAAGAAATGTATGATGTCTCTGATAACAGTGTGACAGGAAATTTTGAAATGGGATCAGCAGATAAAGATTATAAACAAGTCGAATCAGGAGAGTTTTCTCTTGGTGAAATACCTTTAGTTACTGTTTATTCTGGAAAAACTGAAAATTTAGTAAGTAAACCTCCTTTACTAGATATCGCATACTTAAATCTTGCACATTTTCAAAGACAAGCTGATTTAATACATAGTTTGCACGTTGCATCTCAACCAATGCTTGTAATGGAAGGATATGATGACCAGACTAAAGACCTTGCTATAAGCGTTAATTATGCAATGGCAACTCAACCAGGGAATAAAGTTTATTATGTAGAACCAGCTTCTAGTGCTTTTGATGCTCAATCTGCTGAAATAAAAGAATTACAAATGCAAATGGCTACTCTTGGTATTAGTACTTTAAGTCAACAAAAGTTTGTAGCTGAATCTGCTGACGCTCGAAGGTTAGATCGTGTTGATACAAATTCTATGCTTGCTATGGTTTCTATGGAATTAGAACAAAAACTTCAAAAATGTTTTAATTTATCTGCTGAATATGTAGGCATTGAACCTCCAGAAGTAAAAATTAGTAGAGATTTTGATATTGAAAGGCTAATTGGACAAGATATTACAGCGTTAACATCACTATTTGATCAGCAAGTCATTGATAGAGATGAATTTAGAGATATTTTGGTGCAAGGAGAAGTGTTACCTTCAGCAAATGAGGTTAAATCTGAATAGTTTGTTACAATGATAGTTAAGTACATACATTTTTATGGCTGGATCTATTGATAAAGTTCTGCAATCTGACGGAACTTATAAATGGGAAGTAGTAGAGCCTAAAACTGAAGCACAAAAAGTTGCTGAAGCTTGCCCTGCTCCCGAACCAAAAGAACCTAAGAAAAAGGTTTCAAAAAAGAAAACTACTAACCCACTATCTGAATAATTAATGGCAATCGAAGAAAAAGTCATTCAGCCTGATTCCGTGACTCCTGCTGAACAGCCCGTGGCTGACACTCCTTCACAACCACAAGCACCAAATCTTGAGTCTGTAAAAGCAGAATACGAAGCAAAATTAGCTGCTGCTCGTAAAGAAGCTGCTGAAGCAGAAGAAAAATTTAAAGGCATCAAGGGAAAACTTGATGATGTTTATAAACAAAAAGAAGAAAAACGAACCAAAGATTTAGAAGAACAAGGACAATGGAAAACTCTTTGGGAGGAAGCTAATAAAACAGCCCAAGAAAAAGATCAACAGATTTCTAGCTTGTCTCAACAATTAGAAGATTTGAAAACTTCTAATGAAGTTGCATCTACAAAAACTACGGCATTAGCAGCTATTAGTAATCTTGGAGCGATAAATGCAGAACAAACTTTAGCATTGTTACAAGGAAAGTTACAAAAAAACGCTAACGGAGAAGTAGTTGTATTAAATGGTGGTGTGGAACAGAACCTTACTAGCTATCTCACGAGTCTCAAAAACCCTGGCAGTGGTTGGGAACATCATTTTAAGCCAAGTTCGTCTGCTGGAATGGGAGCAAAACCAAGTCCCGTGGCAAATACTGGTGGAGGTCAAGTAAACCCTTGGAAAACGGGCAATCTGACTCAACAAATGATATTATCAGAACAAGACCCACAGCTTGCAGCAGTGCTCAAGCAAGAGGCTCAAAAATAGTTAGTTTCTGTGAAACTAATCCCCTTGTCTGTGACTAG